AGGCGGAATATTGTTATATTACAAATACAGGTATCTCTGTTCCTACTTTGGCGTCAGCAGAAATTTTGAAAAATATAGGTAATCCAATCGGGATAATTAAAAAAAACATTTTAGAAGAATTAAAGTATATACCATTCAACTGGAAATATTATAGAAAATCATGGCAAGTCGCAAAAATGCCAGTAATGGTTGATCTAAACAATGGTTTCCTACTATGGATAAAAAAAATAAATCCATCAGGAATTGGGTATGGAAGAATGATTCATCAGGAATCACTTCTTAAATGGTCAGTCACTTTTAAAAGTTAACCCTCTCACAATTCAATATTTATGGACATACCGACAGTAGTACGTGAAAAAGCCCCGGATTTCGGGGAAAAGGATCTGCAGGACTATGTTGTAAGGGTTTTGAAGCTGCTCAAAGGCATGAAACCCGGGGACCAGCTGGTGATCCGCAAGATCACCAGGGAGAAGAACAGGGATCTCTTCCTGGAGGTCTGTAAATGGCACATGCGTCAGCACAACGAGGATTACCAGGACGGGTTGAGTTTTGGCAGGGGATACGAAACGCTGACCAAGTATGACCTGGACTTCATAAAAGGCAAGTAGGCAGTTGTAATTATGTAACCGTGTAACCGATGAATCACGACTGCAGGCTTTTATACAAGAAGGAAACCGGATCGATGCCGGTTGATGAAGTGGAATTAGAATTTACAATTTGGAGATCAAAAGGGCAATGGATCGTCGAGATCACCGATGAGGAAAAATTCAGCATATGGAGGAACCAGGGAATCATTGAGATCACAAAGCCGGATGAGGATTATGTCAGATGGCTCGAGGATAAGGTAATGGAGTTAATAACCAAAAAAAAATGAAATGAAGGGCATAGTAGAACAAATGGAACAGCTTCTTGTAAGCTTAAATGAGAAAATCGAAAGCAGGACTGAAACCTATGACTACCGGTCGGAGAAATGGCAGGAGTCTGAAAAAGGCGAAGCGTATCAGGAATTAACCGACCGTGTTCAGGAAATGGCCGATGAGGTCGAGGAATGGATCAATGAATTATCAGAAGAATAACCCTAACACCAAAAAAATATGAAGTACTATTTCACATTAATCATCCAGGATTACCGGGCTGAGAAAAACAAGCTCGAGACAGCTGCAAAGGAAGCAACCAGGGAAGCAAGTCAAAGGATCATTTCTGAAAACGAATTGAAGGATTTCAAAAAAAATTTCATTCAGAAGATTAAGAATCTTAATGAAAAGCATCCGAGATGTAAGCCGCTTAATTTTTGGGAGGAGAAATACCAGCATTTCAACAAGAATGATATGAGCATATTAATAGACGGCGTTTGTAGTCTTACTTTTTACCCTGCAAAAAACGAGCTATGAAAAGATATAGAACATTATTTTTCAGATTATTCGGATGTATCTTTTATAAGAAGATAAATCTAAAGGAATATAAAGGCCCGATTTTTAAACCATTATTTTTTGAGGTTGGGGAGGTATGGTGGATGAAACCAACTCCTCACTCACATGTAAAAACACCATATCTGGTATTAATAAAAGAGGTTACTCCTAATTATATAGTAACAGATATTCCAGGGCATCATTCTCTTAAGATTCAGTATCTCTCTCCTGAATGGTTTTATCATATTCCCAGAATGGAGTATTACGGTGATACAGATTTTAACCGGGAGCGTGTTCTTAATCAAAAAAATTTAATGTAAACGAGCTATGAGCGAAATCTTTGTGAACACAGATGTGGCCAGTGCAAATAACTCCCTGAGATGCTGGATGATTGTCAGGCCACCGAAAACTAACCAGGAAAAGGATCTCTGCTGCGGGATCCTGTGGTCAAACCTCAGATATGAGCGGAAAAATCAGAACCGGATCAGCGTGGTTAAGATGCTCCGGAGTGCAATCAGAAAAATGTTTTGACGATGAAAAAACATAAAAACATCTACAAATTTAAGGGAGTTACACTTAAGGCCGTCAGGGATAAGGGTGTCGGGACCGGAGAATGTGATCAATGCTTTTTTTATTCATATTATGATTGCATGGCATTAAAAAGAGAGTACGGGATACCTTCCTGTGGCAATCCGAGAGTAAGGTTTATTATGATCAAAAACGACACAAAGCTATGAAAAATCTATACAACTATTTTTTTCAAAGGAACTACCGGATTAAGGAGTTTAACTCAACCTATCTGACGGGCTGGATATATGTTACTAATCCGATTTCAAAATTTCAGGCTCAACTCTGGCTGTGGAGAAATCACTGCAGTACCCGGGAGAATACTATTACGAGGGTACAGACTCTCAATATCAGTAGTGGATTTATTTGGTGGATTATAGATAAAATTTAAAATGAACGACAAAAAAGAAGGTCCTGATGAAGGACTTAAGGCGGAAGGGAAATATCCAAAGAAGTTAGGTCAAACTCCCTACAAACGGAAAAACCCTCTCCCTGGGAGAAATGACAAATGTCCGTGTGGATCCGGACTGAAATTCAAGAGATGCTGCGAGAAAAACATGAGGAGGAGCATTCAAAAAAAATTTATTGAAGTCAGGCAAAAGAAGGTTAAATGAAATATATCTAAAAATGATACATGAAAGAGGTTACTGGCTCGGCCAGGAGGAAATCAAAACGCATGAGTTTGATGAACGGCTCTGCGAGGCGATCATTAAAAAGTATGCAGGGATTAAAGGCGCTGTTGATATCGGCTGCGGTCCCGGCAAGTATGTCATGAGGCTGATCGGCGCCGGGATCCCCTGCCGGGGCTACGACGGATCCCCGCTTACCCCGAAGTTAACCGGTGGCTTATGCCAGGTCATGGACTTCTCAGAACCGGTCACCATAGGTCAGTTTGACCTGGTGATCAGCCTGGAGGTTGGAGAGCATATCCCTGCAGCTTATGAGCAGGTTTTTCTGGACAACCTCGCAAGGGCATCCGAGAGGTACCTTGTTATGAGTTGGGCCAAAGAAGGGCAGTGCGGGATCGGACATGTCAACTGCCGGAGCAATGAGTATGTGATAGCTGAAATGTTTGCCCGTGGATTCAAGTTTGACATTGAATCTACAGAGCATTTAAGAAGAGAAAGTTCTCTGCCGTGGTTTCCTGAAACCTTAATGGTGTTTGTAAGATGAACGAACCGGTAACTGCAATATTCTTTTCGTGTAAGCGGCTGGATCTGCTGCACAGAACCTTTATGGGGTTTCAGCACTCTAATACTTATCCGCTTCAGGAGATCATCATTGTGAACGACTCCGGAGATCCCGGGATACATCAGCTGCTCCGGGAAACCTACATCGGTTGTAAGCATGTCCATCACCAGGAGAACCAGGGGCTTATCAAAAGCATCGATCTGGGGTATGAGCATCTCCAAACGGAGTATTTTTTTCATTGCGAGGATGACTGGATGTGTACCGGGAAACCCGGCTTCATTGAGCGCTCTCTCGCAATTATGACAGAAAGGGCGGACATTGAGGAAGTCTGGCTGCAGGATTATAATAACCATCCACTGGATCCGGAGATACTTATTACCAGCACGGGAGTCACCTACCGGCTTGCAGCAACTCATGTAAACCAGTGGCATGGTTTTACAACAGCATGCGGACTTAAGAGAATGAGTGATTATCGTAAGGTTGCCCCTTATGCTGATGTTCCCTGGGGAAATACTATCTGGCACCGCGAAAGGGCGATAGGAGAGAAGTATTTCGAACTCGGGTACAGGACGGCGGTGCTTACAGAAGATTACGCCGTAAACATTGGAATCGGAAGAAGTGAATATATAACAGGATACGAAAAATGAAAATAGAAGTTTTTGCGCTATGCTACAACGAGGAGATCCTTCTCCCGTTCTTCCTGAGGCACTACGCAAGGTTTGCCGACAGGATACATATTTATGACAACTATTCCACAGACCGGAGCCCCGAGATCTGCAGGGCGCATCCTAAAGTTGGTTTGGTACAGTGGGAGTCGGGCAGTCAGATCCGGGATGACCTATATCTGGAGATAAAAAATAACTGCTGGAAGAACTCGGATGCTGACTGGGTTATTATCTGTGATATGGACGAGTTTTTGGTCGGGTTATTCCCTGATTGGCTTCAGAAAATCGACAATCAGGGAATAACCGTGATTAGCGCCGACTGGTGGGAAATGTTCTCTGAGACCATTCCTGACAGCAACTCAGAGCGACAAATATACGAGCTGATTGACCTGGGCGTTAATCTCGGACAGGCAACAAAGAGCGTCATCTTTAAGCCAGGGAAGATTCGGGAGATAGGATACAATCCCGGCTGTCATTCCTTCAACCCCCAGGGAGAGATAAACCTGCTCCGGACCGGCGACATGAAGATCCTGCATTATAAGCATATCTCGCTGCAGTATGTATTGGAGAGAAATGCTCTGTTTGCATCGAGGCTCTCGAATATTAATATAGAAAAGAACTGGGGCTTTCATTACAAGTTTGCACCTGAGAAGGTGGAGGCATGGTTCAACAATATGCTGCAGAGGGCGGAGAAGGTGAAAGTATAATTAAATGGTTAACTTTGATGAAGTCAAACCAAAACAAACCATTATGAAAAAAGCATTCCTTATCCTGGCATTTACCTGTTTTTACTTCGTCCTGGGGGCACAGGAGACTCAGCTCGCAAGCGACACAAGTACTTATGCCTATTGTGAGCTAACCTGCATGCCAAAGGGCATTGGCAAAGTATCGGCTTATGTTGATTTCGGTGGCAACCAGAAATACATAATTGATCCGGTATACGAATTTCTTATAATGAAAGACGGTAAATTTGCCACCGTAGAGTCGATGCTCAGTATACTGAACTTTATGGCATCAAAGGGATGGCAATACGTGGATAGTTTCAACAGAAGCTTAATGGGATCACAGGGCGAAACATACCTGCTCAGGAAGAAGCAATAATATTTTCCGATACCTTACTCTATCCAGGAGTGGGTCAGCCCCGGGAGGGGCTTTTTTATGCGCCGCAGGCACCATTTAAGGTTACACTTTCAGGTGCCTTTTTTGTGTCTTATTGGTATTTTTTTGCCAAAACCTTCTTTCTCCCCTTTCCTTTCCTTTTTCGCTTAGCGAAATTTCAAAGAAAAAAATGTAACTCTGTAACCATACTCCAAAGAATTAAAAAAGAGAGTTTTACAGGTTACACTTTTTGGTTACACTTTTTCATGGTTACAAAAAAAAGTGTAACCTGACCCTTCCAAAAGACCCGGTTACATTTTTGTTTTTGATATGTAACCCATGGTTACACTTTGACTGTAACCTATACAATACACATAATCAATATATTAAACCCTCAAAAATACCCTGTTACACGGTTACATTTTTTTAGAGGTTTTTTATCACCAGCTCAGGAAACTTTAAAAAGATAAGGCAAAAGTCAAAAGACAAAAATTTGAACTTTGGGGCAAAGTGGTAATATTTTGCACTTATCTCCTGTCCTTTTAATCCGGACCTGGAGCAGGTATTTTTACAGCTGCTGGTTTTTTCATGCTCAGGTTTAGGTTATCAACAAAGGGGTGGACAACTTTCTGTTTCCACCCCTTCTTCTTTTATCAGAAATTATTATATTTGATCATTACTGCTGTTAACCCCCTTTTACTTATTAACCAGGATCTTTCTGTCCTTGACAGAGAGACTGTCGTAATTATATTTTTGTATGGCAGACAACTTTACGATAGAGATACATTGTAAAAAGTATGTTAAGGCGTACCTTGAAATGAACTGCGGGATCCCGGCTGATCTCAGGCATATGCCGGATCTCCTCCAGGAGTTAAGGTCGGGCCTGATGAATAAGCCAAGGCACAGGGAAAGGGCTGAAGTAATGAAATGGACTGACACGGTGAAGGTTATTATCCCGCCGGATTACTTTTACAGGCATGGCTGGGAAATGAACAAGGAGAATGAACTCGATTTTAACAAGGTGGTGGAGCAGAAGATTAAATTTAACATGAGGCAATATGTTGCCCTGAATCATGCCCTGGGCTTTCCGGTTGCCGTCTGTATCCGTGAATTTCAGGAGCAGTTTGGCTTCTACGAGCACATCTGGAGTTACGAGAGTATAAAAAAGGATTTTTACCGCAATGGGAAAACGGTTCATTTGAAAACATTAAGGTCGTTAAAGGAAGAAATTCACAAAATATTATTAGCCAATTTGTCTGAAATGGGGACATATTCGAAGAAACTTTTAAAAGAAAACTGCAATGGATAACATGGGTGGAATTAATAAGCTTTTCCTTATAGATGCTGATTATTTTTCAGCTCTCGATGAGGATTCTGGCTTTGTATATGATCTTCTTCTGGACTCAGGAGTGGAAATGAATGAGATAGAGTTTACCGAGGACACGGGAAGAGTGTCTGAGACAGAGGAAGAAACAGATAACGGTGTGGTATTCAACTATGAGGTGGCGGTATTAATTACAAAGGTCAGCCCTGGAGACTCCCGCCGGTTTTCATCCCTTAGAGACAAGAAACTACTGGTCCTGGTGCGCGACAATAATGATCTCTGGTGGCTTACGGGTGCCCCGGGATCCTATTTCAAGATAACTATTTCAGCCGCTACCGGTACGGCTGCAGCAGAGAGAAATGGCAGCACCCTCACAATATCAGCATCATTGCCTACGGGATCGGTCTTTATAAACGAGCCCACGTAAGCCACAGGCAATCAATTAGCTTTATTTCATTTTTGTCCTTTTTTCGTCCTTTTCCCTCTCGTAACATTGCGGGAAATGGACGCGAACAATATCTATTTATACCGCCAAATACTTAAAGGCAAGTGGTTTATCCACTATTCTTATGCTCTGTCATTAGCCCCCCTGCTCAGTAATATCCTCTCAGGGAAGAGCATGGGCGACGCCCGAGACTGGCGTGGTGATCAGACAACCAATCTCGAAAACATGGAAGGCCGGGCACCGGTTCCGGTAATGGCAGGATCCTCTGCGGCCGGCGTGTCGGTATTTGACAAATATGACAGCGCCCCTGAAGGGAGTGTTGCCCTGGTGCCGCTTAAGAGTGTAATGGTTAAGTATGGGACCATGTGTCAGTATGGTACGGAAGAGATTGCCTCAATGATGCTTCAGGCAGCTGGCAGCAAAAAGATTGATGCAATAGTTCTCGACATTGATAGCGGAGGCGGATCCGTCGATGCAATCCCACCTTTGCTTTCCGCAATCGCCAAGATCCAGGAGGAATACAATAAACCGGTAGTGGCCATCGCTGACATGTGCGCTTCGGCTGCATACTTTGTTGCAGCACACTGCGACCGCATCATTGCAGGCAACAATGTTTCCTCTGAGTTTGGCAGCATTGGAGTAATGATGAGCTGGTGGGACGTTCAGCCCTATTATGAGAAGGAAGGATATGTTTTTCATAAAGTGTATGCACCTGAGAGCACTCACAAAAACCTTCCCTTCGAAAAAGCCCTGAAAGGCGATTATGATCTTATAAAAGAAGAGGAGCTCTCTCCCCTGGCTATCGGCTTCCAGAACGCAGTGAAGGCAAAAAGAGGATCAAAGCTCGACCTGAAGGTTGAAGGGATCCTGAACGGGAGAATGTTTTATGCCGATAATCAGAAGAATCCGGCTCTCTCTGCTAAGGCTGTAGGCCTGATAGACGAGGTGGCCAGCCTGGACAGGGCTATTTCCCTGGCAAAAGGACTTGCAGAAATGAGAAAAATATTCACCGAGATATGAGTGCAGCAGCGAAAATAAAGCAGTTTATCAGCAGGACGCTCGGCATAGAGTCGAGATGGAACCTGACTGAGGAGGGGCGCCTTGATATTGCATCGGAGGAGCTCGAGCGGATACAGCAGGAATACGGCGAAGATTTCGTCGGGAAATTTGAAAAGCTTCTGAGCGAAGAAAACGAAAATACTACTAATCAAATTCAAACTGAAATGCCAAAAATTCTAACTCTGGCGCTGGTTTGCGCCGTGCTTGGCGTTAAGGAGCTGCAGGCCGCCGATGACGGATCTGTCAGTCTTAACGAAGAGCAGCTGAACTCCCTCGAGGCTGAGCTGAAAAAGCTCCAGGAAGAAAAGACTGCTGCTGAAACAAAAGTGGCTGATGCTGTCACCGCGAAGGAGACTGCAGAAAATGCCCTGTCGGATGCCGTAACGGCAATGGACGATCTGGATGCTTCCGTCAAAAAGGCTGAGAAGCCTGCAGGAAAGGTTGAAGCTATCCGCACACTACTTGCTGCAAAGCCAGCCGTGGATGCCTCACAGAACCTGGGAAGGGACGGTCAGTCTGACCTTGCTCTCCAGGGAAAGGATGAAGTCAACGACTACATCCGGAAAAACTTCTGAAATCACTAATATCTAAATAACAAAAGCCGTGGATTACACAAAACCAATCGACATCACTGATGTTAACAATACGGCGGTGAAGTACAGCAACATGCTCAAGGGATTGAACATGCTTGCAGTCGCCGAAGTATTGGCAAATGTCACCCCCATACTGGGAGTGAAGGATAGCATCAAACTCGGCAAGGTTGAACACGGGAGCATCTCCAAAAAGTATGATGGTACTTTTACCGGCGACGCTTCTGTTGGAACAATCGTTCCGAGGACTCTCACCGTTTATCCCATTGTTGCAGAACTTGCAGACGAGCCCGAAAGGTACCGCCGGAGCTTCATTGCCGAAGTGGCAGGCAACATGTGGAACCAGAAGCACCCGTTTGAGCTGTGGATCCTCCAGCACGGGATATCACTTGCTTCCGAGGAGCTTTTCTATGCGCTGTTCACCGCCAAGTACGCCAGCTCGGCTCTGGCTAAAACCCTCAATGACTCCTTTGACAGCTGGAATGCTGTTATCGATGCTGACATTGCAGCGGGAACCATCGCTGCAGGGAAAAACAACCTTTATGCCGGTGACGAGGCAATCTCCCGCTCGAATGCCGGTGAATACCTGCTCGACATGTACCGCAGCCGTCATGCCGCTCTTCGCAACCATGATCTGAACATGTGGATCAGCCTGGATGTTGCCGACTTCTATGACAACTGGTACCGGGACGAACATGATGCTCCCCCGTTTGTTGATACCGCCGGCACAATGAAGCTGGACGGAACAAACGGCAGGGTAACTCTTATCCGCAGCGCAGCGATGCCTGCCGGGAGCCAGAGGGTTATTCTGACCACCAAGGAAAACATGGTTTATGGCACAGACAACATTGCTGACCTGCGCTCGATGAAAGCGTTCGAATCCGGCAACCCGTATCTGTTCACCATGACCATGAAATACGTATGGGGATGCCAGTTCATCTCTGTTCATGAACGTGAATTTGCAGTCAACAACCTTGCAGCATACGGCAGCGACTCAGGAGCATCTTCATAGTTTACCTTATTCATTAACCCTTTAAATTCAGGAAATTATGGATTTTGTAAACATAGACAAAAACCTCACCAACGGTGAAAACATGGGTGGACTCGTTCAGACGTGCATCTTCGGCTTATGGGAAGATGTGGCAACCTGGCCGGCCGCCCCGGTTAACCCGCTGACCGTCGAGGATAATGGTGAATGGACCGGCGATCTGGTTATGAAAGCCGGGAAAAATGCCTTCACCTTTTACTCCACAGACGATACATCGGAGTTCAAGATCAACCCCGTAGGTGAACAGGATGGAATGTCGTTCGAACAGGAACTTACGATCTTTAACCCTGGATTGAAAAAGAAGCTATTGGGATTCATTTCGGCTGCAAAAAATGAAAACCTCTTCTTTATCGTTCAGGACTCTGAAGGTCAGTATTACCTGATCGGCGACGCCAAGAGAGCCGCCCATATGGTTTCAGGAGAAGTAGGTACCGGGAAAGCAAGCTCAGACCGCAAGGGAGCGAGCCTGACTTTCAAACACAAAACCAATACCCCACGGGTATACACAGGTGATGTGACGGTGTTGCTTGGAGGATCTTCTTAGAAATCCCTTCGTCAAATGCCATACTCAACAATCCCGCCAGGAGCAATCCTGACGGGATTTTTTTCGTGTCCTTTTTTGCCCGTTTGACTGCCTTTAATATTGTGGCATGATCTATTTTTTCACCCCATACTCATTCGAGAAGAAGCTATTTGAAGCAATAGACACTTACATGAATCTCCTGAACGACGATGACTGGGCAGTCATCATGGATGGAGATACCGCTTTTCTGAGACCCGATTTTGGATTCCGCATCAAAGAATACACTGACGAATACCCAGATGCTGGTCTTTTTACTTGCTATGCTTCCAGGTGCCATTATCATTTTCAGCAGGTCCATGGGGGGGCGGACATGACAGATCCTTCAATCCTTCGGCATAAAGACATATGTGACGAGATAGACGCGGCTAACCGGCTGCAGGTTGAAGAGGTTCAGAGACGTATTGCCGGCCACCTTATGATCATACGGAAGGGAGTATGGAAGATTATTCGAAGAACCGCCATGCTTCAGGTGGTTGCCTACAACAAGAAGATCCTTGGAGTAGACACGAAAATCAGTTATGCCATGCTGCAGCACGGGTTTAAGATTTACCTGATGAAAGGGATCTATATCCTCCATTATCTGAGGATGAAAGAGGGATTCGACTATAAAAACCACTTGTTATGAGAGTTTTTCTCCTTACACCCGACCGGAATGACAGGCCGGAATTTCTTGATCATTGCCGGTATCAGATGGGAAGACAAACCATGAAGGCCGAGCATCTTATTGTTAATTATGATCCAACTCCGGGAGTAGTTGACCTGGTGCCCCGGGTGAAGAAAGGACTCGAAGCAGCCAGGAGTATGAATGCCGATTGCGTCCTGATTATTGAGAATGATGATTACTACCCTGACAACTACGTGGAGCTTATGGTCCGGGCGCTGGATCGCTTTAAAATTGTCGGCTCCGACAGGACAACTTACTATTCTCTTCAGCAAAACAGCCTGAAGATTATGAACCACCCCGGCAGATCATCTTTGTTTCTGACAGGTTTCCTGGTTGATCCCATGAAAAACTTTCCCTGGCCGGAAGACACGATGCTTTATTTTGACATACACCTATGGCAACGGTTTCTCGGTAGGCGAGGTTTTATCAGCTTTCCCCAGGCACCGATCGGCATGAAGCACGGAGTAGGATTTTCGCCGGGGAATTTTCATAACTGTATAGTCAATGGAAGGAAGATGACCGGTATGCTTCCGGATCCCGGGAGAAAATGGCTGAAAGGGCACGTACGTAAAGAGTCATTTGAATTTTATCAGAGGATGTTTCCATGCCAATAGATATAGTTTACCCGCTTGGATCCGGCTCGATCTGGCAAAACAATGAGCTGCGGTTCTCCCTCAGGGCTCTCGAAAAAAACCTGAAGGGATATCGTAATATCTACGTGGTAGGGGTGAAGCCTCCCTGGATAAAAAACGTGATCCATATTCCCTTCCCTGATCAGCTTGTGAACAATGCAGACGGAAATATAACCAGGAAGGTCCTGAGAGTTTGCCAGGAGGCAGATCTGAGCGATGATTTTCTGTTCATCAATGATGATCATTTTATTCTGAAGCCAATTGAAGCCTCACAGATCCCGCCTTACCACAAAGGAGACCTGAACAATTTTCCGAAAGGTTACTTTGAGCAGTCGTTCTGGCGAGGAAGGCTATGGAGGACAAAAAACGTTCTCCAGGAGAAAGGATATCCGACATTACATTTTGACGCTCATGTTCCGATCATCTTTAATAAGCACCGGTATCCCGAGGTTATGTCACGGTTCGATTTTGAGAAGAATATAGGCTTTACGATGAAAAGTCTTTATGGGAATGTTGTATATGGGACCGGCGCTCCGAGACTCCAGGGCGAAAAGGTGACTGTTTTTAAGATAATGCCTTATGAGGGAGTGAAGAGGATCTGTAAGAACCGGCAATTTGCAGCTGTTAATAATGCGGGATTAAAAACAGGATTTAAGCGCTGGCTCTATGAGGAGCTCCCTTTAGCCAGCATTTTTGAGACTGATGTTGATACCAGGGAAGGATTTTTTGAAGTGGCGACCTGGATAGAAAGCAATCATAACTATGAGCAGGGGATCCGCATTTTCGAAAAGTACGGAAAATCGCGCAAGGTTAAGAAGTTTCTGACGCGGGATGCATCTACCGCCCGCCGCATGAAGCTGGAGCACTCAATGAAGGAATTATTAAATTATCTATAATGGACATAAAGAAGACAATTACTAAGTGGCTCAACGGACCGCAGGACTACCAGGAAGGGCTGGCAATATTACAGGAGCTCACCAGGAAACACAAAGTCCTGAGCAAGCTGATGAAAGGAGAGTCAAAGACCAGGGCGGAAAAACTCGCCTACATGCTCAGCAAGGAAATAGGACTTAAGGCAGTTCCTAAACCTATAACAGGGCAATCAGCGGAGAGTAAAAAACCACAGCCCCAAAAACCAGAAGAGGCAACACCAGAGGAAGGACGGCTGAGCCTGATCGGCAAGGATACGAAACTGTCTGATTTCCCGGTGGAGATACAGAGAGTTATCAACGACTATTCTGCTCTCTACAGGGAGAGGGGCAAAATGCATAAGATGTTAGTTTTTGTCGGAGACGATAATGACGATGTGTCTTGTGGCCAGAGGGCAGATCTTGCATCTAAAATAAAAGAGATTTCCGAGAAAATGGAGGCCTTCTTCCAGGCTTATGATGCATATAAAAAGGAAGGAGTTATCCTCACAAAAGCCCTTTATCCTGATCCCTCAGATAAGAAAGAGCCGGATCCCGAGCCTGATCAGAGCGTCGATGACATGAAACGCCTGAAAAAAAACCTGCAGGCTTCTCTGGTGAAGGACAGGAACCTGATTCTTTACAAGACGAAGACAAAGCCGGATAACGGGACAGAGAATCCTCTCCCGGAAGGTCCGCGAAAAATAAAACTCGAGAAGCGCATCAAAGCAAAGGAGAAGCAGATCGCAGATCTCGAAATGAAAATTGCAAAGGCTGAATAACATGGCAAGGCATGCTCTCGAGGATCAGAAGTACGAGCTGATAAAGGCCCATATTCTGGCGCCGGACGATAGTCCTTTACCCCCTGGCATGCAGGAGCAGATGAACAGGATACTGTCGATGGCGGGCACCCTGGACCGTTATCCAATTTCCAAGCATGCTGTGGCAATTCATCTCAAAAAATACAAGGGATTAAAGCGCACCCAGGCATATGCTGATTGTGACATGGCGAAACGGTTGTTTCCGACAATCAAAAACAACCAGTACGATTTCTGGCAGACCTGGCTGATCAATGACATTTCGGAGAGTATCCGCAGATGCAAAAATTACCACAACATCAAAGCAGAAAAGGTAATAGCATCACTTTACCATGTCATGATTAAAGCCATAGGAGAAAAACCGGTGAGGGAGATAGATCCGAAGCTTGTGGAGCAGCACACCTTTGTTCTTACAGTGAATATCAACGGAGTTCCGACAAATATTGATCTCATGAGCTTCCTTGGACTCTCGCCTGCCTCCAGGAAGAAATTCACTGATGCAATCATCACCGAGATAGACGATGATGATGCGATCAAAATAATTGACTCATAGTGGAACTCATACAGCTCAATAAGGTCCAGCAGGTATCGGTCATCCAGAGCGCAAAAAATAAAGTGGACGTATGGGGCCGTGGTACAGGTAAATCCTTCCTTGTGGGATGGGATGTCAATATGATTAACCGCACAATGCCTCGGGCAATCACTGCGGTTACAGGTCAAACGTATGGGCAGCTTCTTACACGAACGCTGCCGTCTACCTTCAAATTCCTTGAGAGCCTGGGATATAAACGTCACAGTGACAAGAATGATCCCGGCAATTATGTCATCGGCGTGAAACCACCGCCCCATTTCCTTACTCCTCTGGAAAAAATAATGAGATACGAAAACGTTATCTCATTTAGTAATGGAAACGCCCTCCTGATGTTAAGTCAGGACAGGACAGGGAGCGCTCGAGGTCCGAACGTGGACTATGAGATACTCGACGAGGCCCTGACGATCGACAAGGAGCGTTACGACCAGGAAACATCGCCTACCAACAGGGGTAATGAAGAGATTTGGGGGAGCAGATCGAGATCACCTGTTCCCTGGCATCACGGCTTCCATTACGTCTCCTCCATGCCTTTTTCAAAAAGTCAGAAATGGCTGCTTAACTATGCTGATTACTATGAAGAGGAGGCAGGGATCCCAGTCATGAGTATCTGGAACCGGATCGTTAAACTCCAGCTCGAGCTTATCCCTGCAGCAAAGGGAAAAAACAGCAAACTGTTCCGGGAGATCTGGAACGAGACAATCAGGCTAAAGAAGCAGATATTGCCTTTTGTATCAAAGGATGGTCTGCTCTTTACCTTGGCAAATGCCTTTGATAACCTGGAAAACGTGGGCATGGGTTATGTCATAAGAGAATATGACAAACAGACTCTTCTTACCTTCCTGATAGAGATCATGAACATGGTCCCGGATAAGATAGAGGATTGCTATTATGCTATTGATGACCATAAGCATGTCTACTACAACAGCACGAATGATAAGTTTATCAGGGATTATGCTGAAGGCACCTCTTTTGATTTCAGTAAGCTCGAGAGTCAGGACAGCCGTTTCGACATGGACTGTAATGCAAATCTTCCCCTGGACGTAGTGCCTGACTGGGGCGCGAAGATATGCCTTATCTCTATTGGACAGGAAGGATCCTGGGATTTCATAACAGGGGAGAGGATCCCTGTTGACAATATCATTAATGAGTTCTATGTGAAGCCAGGAGAGACAAACACTGTCATGATAAATGAACTCATTGATAACTTCTGCAAGTATTACCAGCATCACATAAAGAAAGAGATTAACTATTACCGTGACCGCTATGGCGACAGTCGTCAGCCTAATGCCAAGAATGCAAAGAGCTATAATGAGCAGGCAATTGACAGACTAATTAAGAACGGCTGGGCTGTGAACTCTATAGTACATCGAGGCATGGAACCTCCACAGCATGACAAATATCTGCTCTGGATGAACATCCTGAAGGGAGGAGATCCCAAGTACCCGGCTGTTCGCTTCAACGGCATGAAGTGCAAGTTCACCCTACTTTCTATGAATAACACAAGAGTTATGGAGGATAAGGGCAAATTCACAAAAGACAAAAGCTCTGAGCGCAGCAACAAGATCCTGCCTGAGGAGGCAACACACTTTGGCGATGCAGTAGACAAACGGATATGGACCAAGTACGGCGGCCTGCTCACCTCTGACTCCACGTTCATCGCTCCTAAGTTCTGATTTCATTCTGATTTCGGTTTGCGGTTGGTTTTTGGGCAGCCCTTGCCCTCATATGTCAACTGCGAACTGCCCTTTTGTCTGCCCATCGAGAAAGGGCGGGCATCGCATGAGCTTAGAGACAGAGAATGAGGGTTTTCGCATTTTCATTTTTAGTTGGATAGCTTTCAGATTGTTGTTTTAAAATTTTCCGAATCGAGTACACGTAAAAAGACGTGTCCTTTTTTACTTATCCCGCTGAATTTAGTTTTGCTGTGAATCTAAAGTCATGGCAGATACAATAAGGCGCAACACGGCTCTCAGAGAGTACGACATTAAAGAAACTCCTGAAGGAAACCAGGTAATCTTTTCGATCCGGTTTATCAAAAATAACGGTGAATCTGTTTTTCTTCCCCGGGCCGTAGCCTGCGGACTTCCTTATAGCCTTAAAGAAAACCGGATGCGCGGTGTTGTTGCTGTTGACAGTCACGGAGACAAGATCGGTCATCCGTATCCTGTAAGTATTGACCTGATCACTGAATGGAATGGTAGAAAAATAGTATTATGAATGGAATCAATCTATAACTCTGAGGGGGTCCCCTTAATCAGTTTCGGCCGTAGGTCGTTTATGTCAACTGCCGGAGCGCCTGAAACGAAGCTCGTCAGTAATCCTACCGACAGCATCGACTGGGCCGTAACCGTCGAAGATTACCGGGTTGCTCCCTGGGGTGATAATAATGATTTCCCCCAGCAGGCAGATCTTCTGATCGAAAAAACCGGAGTTCTAAACACCGGCCTGCGGACTCTTCGCAACGTCATCATGGGACAGGGGATATTTCCCTGCAAGGTGACGGGACTTGATGACAGCGGTAACGAGGTTCTCGAGCTTATCCAGGACAGGGATCTCCTTAACCTTTGCGGGAGTCGCATGATCCGCAGATATTTTGAAAGAGCACTAAGGGATTACCTTAAGTTTGGCCGTTGCTTCCCCGAGTTGATACCTAACGCCGATGGCACGAAGATCGTAGGCATCAATACAATCAATGCCTACTACTGCCGCCTCACCGAGGCTAATAACAGGGGAGAGATCGAGACCTGCATCGTATCCGGCGACTGGCCTGATAGTCCTAAACCGGGTTACAAGATGATCCCGGTCCTTAACGAATATGATCCTTTTGAGGATTTGAAACGCCGGTACCTCGCCCGCTCTCTCGGGAAAACCTCACTGATCTATCCTCTTTCCGACAGTTGGAGCAACCGCGACTATTACTCACATCCGATCTGGTGGAGTGCGAAGCTGGCCGGCTGGATTGACATGGCGCATCTGATACCTCTTTTCATCCGACGCATGTATGAAAATGCAATGGCAATCAAGTGGCATGTAAAGATCCCCTACGCTTTCTGGGATAAGATGTTCAAAAAGACCGATTACGCTGATGAAGCAGCGCGGAAGAAAGCGATCAACGACTATCAGAACAAGATAGAGGAGAACCTCTGCAGCGCAGACAAGGCAGGAAAGGCGCTGTTTACCGGCTTTGAAATCGGACCGCTCGGGAAAGCTGAGGAGCAGTGGGATATACAGGAACTCAAACTGGACATGACAGCCGCCGAGAAGCTCACAACCTCTGCAGCATCTAACAGTGAGATCCTCTTTACACTGATGATCAATCCTAACCTGCTCGGAGCCGGGATGCCGGGCGGTACCTATGCAGGCAACCAGGGAGGATCTAACATACGTGAAGCATTCCTGGTCAACATTGCAAACGCCTGGATCGACAGGCAGAACCTACTGGATCCCCTCGAGTGTTATCTCCGCTACAACGGAGTTAACGATGTAGAGCTTCGCTTCCGGAATACCATATTAACAACGCTGGACAGTGGTGCCGGCACTAAAAAAGTATTAAGCTGATGTTTTTCTCAACTGTTGAAGATACGTTTTTGGAGCAGGTTAAAGTGTTCATCCCTGCTTCTGCTGCCACAAGCAAGGAAGGGCTCTGGCCTTTTATTGAAGCTGCTGAAAGGAAATATATTCTCCCTCTCCTTGGAAGGGAGTTGTATGATGATCTTCAGCTTTTCTCCGCCTCTGATTCAGGCTGGAGCGGTGAGGGAGAAGATATAGTGAAATCAACAGAGTTACTCCGGCTGGTCCGGCTCAGCGAAATCAACCTGGCTTATTTCATTGGCTTCGATATTCTGAACTCCCGGATCTCTGATCAGGGCTTTCAACGGGCGGAGACAGAAAACTTCAAAGGGCTCTACAAATATCAGGAGGAAAACGTCCGGACTTATTTTAAGGATACCGGTTACAACGGGCTCGATGATATACTTCAGTACCTGGAAGATTATATGGAATACTTCCCGGAGTGGGAAAATTCAGCTTCTTATACATTACGACAGAGTTCCATATTAAAAGATACAAAAACCTTTGACGGTATCTGTGCAATCAACGGGAGCCGTCTGATCTTTCTCCGCCTGCAGCCGTTCATTAACCAGGTCATGGATATTGACATAAGGAACGTCCTCGGAGCGGATATATACGATGCCCTGCAGGACGAACTTAATAGTTTGGGATCCGGAGGAGATTATCTTGCTCTGGCTGCGGAGATAAAAAAGCCTCTGGCCTTCCTGAGTGCAGCGCTCCTGGTTAAGAATACCGGGACAATAACAGATAAGGGGCTCTACTTTGAGAGCAGGTCCGGATCTGCCGACAGCGTTACCCTTACTCCCGGGGGAGTCGACAGTAGTAACTATGCTTATTACAGATCCACCGGTGAGCAGTATCTCGAGGGACTGAGAAAATATCTCAGGGAGAACTTTGTCGATTATTTGGGTGTGACGGGATCGGTTTACTCCCGTGATAACGACGGTAAAAAAACATTCTTCACATGATCGATATTGTAATTCAATACCGTCCTGTCAGTTTTTACCCTTACACCAGGCGAAGAAAACTGCTTATGCCCTCGCGCTGGACTGAATTGAGTGACCATCAGCTCGAGAGTATTCACCTGGCACTGAGTGGGCGGACAAACGATAATACGCTTATCTCTCTATTCCTTGGCGTGAGTAAGTTCTTCGCCCGTAGACTCGACTCTTATTCCAAATTTTGCATTCTCAGGCAGTTAACTTTTCTCAATAAGATAGATACCTGCGATAAATTCATCATTCGCCGGATCGGAAACCTCTGTGCCCCTGCGGCGAGGTTGAAAGATGTAACCTTCGGCCAGTTTATTTTTGGAGATACATATTTTCAGAACTACTGCGATGGTAAACGAAAGGATTTGGATAGCTTCATCGCCTGCTATTACACCAGGGGAAAATTCTCCGAGAAGGATATCGATCAAAACACTGCGGTTATTTCTCACGAAAGCATCCAGAAGAGAGAGGCAATTGCCCTTAATTACCGTCTGATCCGTGAATGGCTTGCCCGCCGGTATACGCATGTGTTTGAAAAGAGCGATGCAAAAAAGAAAGATAAAAGCAATGGTTGGGTGGGAGTGTTTGATGCTGTTGTTGGCGATAACGTAATAGACACAGACAGGTATGCAGATACCCCGCTCTCTCAGATGCTGCGGTACCTGGATAACCGGGTGGCAGAACACTTAAAACGCAAATGATATGGCTGCAAAATTTGCTGACCTGGTAGAATATTTTAAAGAGATTGCCGAGGAGCATGTCGATATTCAGCACTCCACGACTAAGAAACATTTCTTCCGATTCGAACTCGATGAAGTTATCAGCGGGCTTGTCATAAAACTTAACTACCCGGCACTGATCCTCGAGGCGTACGACTTTGATTACTCTGAGTCGCGCTCAGATAACATTCTTAAGGCGAGAAACGGGGCGTTTATGCTGATTGATAAAGTCACGGACCAGGGCGATTATGACCGGATCCATGAAGTATGGGATGAACTGGAAGCTATCGGCGACGAGATCCTGATCCGCATGCGCTCCGATAAGGAAAAGAAGACAGTGCCTGTCCTTCGCGACTTTGATATCTCATTCAGCTCAGGGATCCCCTTTGATGTTCGTACCACCGGGCAGTATGGGGTAAGGTTTACCTTCTCTCTTAGAAGTGCAGTTAACACTAATATAGATCCTACGAAATGGCTGACATAGAACCCAGAGAATTTAACCTCGAGGAGTACAATAAGAAAGTCACAGCCTGGGGAACTGGAACCGGAGTCAAGATACGTAACTCGATCCGGCAACATTTTAGTAAGGGGAAGGGAGATCTTATCAGAACGCTTCGGGCAAAGTCCTATAAGCTTTATGGTGAGGTGGACAGGCTGGCCTTTCATTTTGCCCGGCACGGAGTATTTGTTCATAAAGGAGTGGGGCGCGGATACGCTATGATAGGAGGAAAAGTCATGCGTGTAAGCGGATCCAAATCAACAGCCTACTGGAGAGAATATGCAAAGCAGCACAACAGATCCTTTGAGCCCAAGGTGCTTAATATGGAGATGCGCCGTAAAGCCGTAGAATGGTTTAATCCTATCGTCCGGGAGAACATTGATAAGCTTGCCGACATGGTAACCGAAATGAGAGCTGATCAGGCCGTGAATGCCACAAAGATATTGATACAGTAATGGCAAACGATAAGACATACGATAGGCATGTAAATATCTGGATCAACGGGAAGGAGGTCAAAAACGATCTGGCTTCCATGGAGAAAGAACTGTTCAAAATGCGGAACGAGTTCAAACGCATGACCATTGGCACCCAGGAATGGACCGATAAGGGGAAAGAGATCCAGAAGCTAAAGGGAATTATTGACGACCATAACACAGTCCTAAGGAAAACTCCCGGATTTCTCGACAAGATAAAAGGATCCTTTGGTATGCTCTCCGGAATTATGGCGACTGCCTTCGCTGCATTTCAGTCACTCAAAGGAATTATTGAAGCTACTGATAACCTCTCCGATAAATTTACCGCTACTCTGGAGGGGATGAAGGAAGGATTGATGTCAGTAAAGCAGGCCCTGGCAACCGGTGATTTTACCAATTTTTTCAAGAACCTGGCTGATGCTTATAAAGAGGGGAGAAGATATGCCGAAACCCTCGATGCCATAGGCGACAGCGCCCGGGCATTGTCACTGGAGGAAAGTAAAGTTGCCGACAGGATCCTGGAGCTGAAGATTATTCAGATGGATCAGACAAAATCCAGGGAGGAGCAGATAAAGGCCGGTGAAGAGATTGAAAGGCTGCAATCTGAACTGGCAGATAAGAGGGTTGTCCAGGCAAAGAAGAATCTCGACAATGAGCTCAGCCTTGCCCGGGAAAGATCCAAACTGACAGACGAAGAGATCCGGGGACTTCTTAACCAGGATGAAGCTTACATGTCACTCCTGGAAACCGGCCAGAAATATGTAGAGCTTCAGACCAAACTGAAGCTTATGCAGGCGGGGACGGTTACTCCATACGGCACGGTCATGTCAGCCAGCCAGGATGAAATAAGAAATGTTGCCCGCGAGATTGAATCCATGGGAATGGCTGGAGAGTATGCTGCCAGGGTTTATGTCGGCTGGGGCAATGTGATAGAAGATCAGCGGACAAAGCTTGTGGGTTATGAAACAGAAGTCGCTGCGGCTAAAAGATCCGCCACAGAAGATATCCTGAGGACCATTACAAGGCTTAACGCAGCACGCGCATCAGAGGCGAATGCGGCCCAAAAGAGCGTTGAGAAGATAAAAGAGTATCAGGCCAAGTACGGACTCGAGGAAGCAACAGCCGAACAGGGCGGGGCCGCTTATGATCCGGAAGAATGGATGCGGAAAGAGGAAGAGGAACTTCGAAAAAAGGAGGAAGAGGAAAGAGAGAAAGAACTGAAGGATCAGGAAAAGCATGAACAGAAAAAGCAGGAGGCTTACCTGGAAAGTCTGGAACAAGGGACAGCGGCAGCAAAGGAAGAATGGGAAAAACGCAAGCAGGCAGAACAGGAATATATGCTCGATACAATTGCTCTCTACCAGGATTACGCGATCTCAGTGGGAGAGATAATGGGACAGGCAATAGCGGAGGGGGATAACCTTTTAAAGGCAGCAGCAAAGGCTGCATTGAATATTGCCTTCGACGAACTGACCAGGCTTGCCCGGATATGGGAGGCACAGATATATGCAAAGAGCATTGTTCAATACGGGATCATCGGAGGTACAATCAGGGCTACCGCGATATCTGCTCTTATTGAAGGAGCTATAGGAGCAGCCAGGGCCGTTGTAATGAAGAATCTCTGGACCGGTGGTTATACATCGCCGGGTGGAAAGTATGAACCGCGGGGAATAGTACATGCAGGAGAATGGGTTGCAAATGCTGACATGGTTGCCTCTCCTACATATGGACCTGTCATTCGGGCTCTCGAAAGCGTACAGCGCTCCGGGAAGGGCTTTGCTGAAGGAGGAATGGTCAGCGGACCGCAGACGGCTAAATCGGAGTCATCGATTATTGCTGCAGATCCTGAGTTAAAACAGATACTGAGGAGTGTTGGGAGGATGCTTAATAAGCTCGACCAGGATGGAGTAAGCGCACGGTTTGGCTATCGGGAGATCGATAACATACGTAAAGGGATGACCACGCTGGAAGATATTGAGGATAACGTTTCCCTGGCTTAAAAAACGTGTCCTTTTTTTAAAAGCTTGCTACTAATAGTTTTGAATCGCTAAGAGTAAAATATAAAATCAAACAGCTATGAGTAAAGTGTTGGATAAGAATTATTACCCGGTTCCCTTTGAGGGAGGTAGCTCCCTGGTTGATACAGCATCCAGCGGAACCGGTACTATCGAGACTCATGAGTTCTACAATAAGGACGGCAAGGTAGTATTCTACTGGAAGCTGAAGAAAGACAGCGAGGGTAACCTGACCGACTTCCGGTTGAAGGTTCCTAACTCTCCTGCCACGGCCAGCGTGACTTATAAGAATTACGACAATATAACATAGTAGAGCTATGCGCGGACGAGTATCTTTAAATATAGGTAAGCCCCGGCTTGCTCCTGATCCGATGTTAAGCAGTGCCTTCCGGGAAGGGGCAGATTCGTGTCATTCATACTGGTTGACACGAACTGTTAGTGATGTTGAAATAATGGCAGATTCAGAGACTCAACTTTTTGTTTCATGGACAAATAATGGAACTGAAGACTATACCGGACATAAGGCTTATATTTCAACAGATGGTATAAATTATTCATTGAACAAAACAGTAGCCACTATTTATGATAGTATGCGACTAACTGGATTGTCTGCTGATACTTTATATTATGTAAAGATAGCCCCTTATAAAAATGATAACATTGGAACGTTATCTAATGAAGTAACCTGTCGTACATTTTTAGATGATTTTGTTGGAGCTACTATTGATGTAACAAAATGGACTGAAACTGATCCTGATTCCGCAATAGCACAAAACAACGGGATTGTAATTACTAACGATCATGCAACAAATAAATTGGAATTTGCAAACCGATTGGTTTCTGTGAAATCAATCGCAAGCGGAAATACCTACCTTCAGGCTTATCTGTATTGGTTCCCCTATGACCAAACACCTGAAGCACTGACTGGAATATATTTATACAAAGATGCGAATAATTTTGCGTGTATAACATCAAGAGCAAAGTCTGATAATAGCGTATATGATTCTTTAAGATTACGAATAGTTACAGGAGGGGTGTCTCGCTATGATATTGCGACATCAATAATGAAAAACAGATTTGTCAGGATATTTACAGATGGGACAGACATCAAATTTTATTATAACGATACAACGGAGTGGGTTCAATTAGGCACAACACAGACATATTCTTTGGGTTATCCGCTTTTAGGTGTTATTACAACTATTGATAATACAACATTTCAAGGTGTGGATAATGCCTATATTGATAATGTACATTTTGCCGAAAGTGATTTTAATACATGGCCTATTGTATCTTCCGGGAATGCACTTGCTGCTTATTGTTGGTTTACAAAACACATGGCAGTATATAATGCAACAGCAAATAAGACATGGATTAATTTACAATATGAAAATTTAGGAGAATATACGCAGCATATACTTGAAAAAGATAATAGTGATGATTCAAAGACATTCACAAGTGTTGGTTCTGTTAACCAATTTGAGGATCATAATGAAGGGTCTATATTAGTGAGGGCATCAGACAACAGATTAATAACCGCATTCACAGAACACGCATTAAACAAACTCGTTAAATGGAGGATAAGCACCAACCCTCTTGATGGGACGGCATGGGGCGCAGCAAGTACATTCGAGGCAGATAATGTAATAAGTTATTGTTCTATTTGGCAAGCTGCTGGAGGAAATATTTATATTATTTATCGTGATAGCACTATTGGTTGGTGTTATATAAAAAGTACGGATGATGGAGCAACATTTGCAGGAAAGGTAAATTTCTTTTCAGACATAAGTTCATCTTATACGGCTTATTTAAAATGGGCGCAATCGCCCGTTGATCCCAATATAATTCATTTTATAGCATCGGGGGGGCATCCCGAAACAGATGCGGTCACAAATTCCGTGTTTGCCTTTTATTTGGATTGCTCTACTGACAAGTTCTATAAACTTGATGGCACTGAAACGACTGCAAATATTCCTTTTGATGCGGCAGTAGATATGACATCAGTAATGGCGAATACACTCCCAAACACAGGATGGATTGAAGATGTAATTGTTGATGCAAGCGGGAATCCAAGATATTTAATTACATATATGCCTGATGCTAAAAATGTAGCATATCTAACCAAAGATTTATATTATGCTGAGTGGAATGGGACAGCTATAACGACTCCTTATAAAATACATACGGCCTTGGTTGGTTATATGGGAACTCATGGGTTATACGGAACACTTAGTTATCCCCCCGGAAGTTGTTTTGATGTTAATAATCCAGATGTAATAATTGCGAGTAAGCAAGTTGATGGTATTTGTGAAATCCATAAAATTACAAGGATTGCGGCAAATAGTTTTACGTCAACACAAATAACATTAAATAGCCATTACGACCAATGGAGACCATTCACGGTTAAGAGTCCTGATAAAAATGCCTTTTGGCTTAATAAGGTTAGTTATGGTTCATATAAATATAAAATGTTTCAATCATTAATTAATCAAACTATATAGTGAGTCCGGTATCAACTACACGAAACAGTTGAGTCGGATAGAGATGACACGAAATAAATGAGTATGACAAAGGAAGATGTTTTGAAAGTATTGAAAGATGTTGAATTTCATTTTAATCTTCAATCGGATATGTCAACATTTTGTCAGGGTTATAATGTTTTAAAGAAAAGGATTGAAGAAATTGAATTAACAGGACACGATTATCTTATTGATGAAGAACAAAAAATAGTGAAGTCGACTTGCAATGACACGAAACTTAATGAGCAAAAATTGTCAGTAAATGAATAGAGACTTAATAGAGACTTAATAGAAAAATAATGGAATGATATGAATTTACTACTTGCACTTTTCCTTATAGTATTTGAAGCCTGTTTTGAAGGACTCAGGGCAAGGGGTTGTCTTATAGCATCGGAGCTTGTGGAGCTTGTCTATTTAGCAGGAGTCTCGCTTATGACCATTGCCTGGCTGAATAAGAAGTATGTTTTTAAGGAAGTCAAAGAGGATCGATTCATGTTTGTCGTTATAGGGTTTTTCCTGCTTCGCTTCGGTCTCTTCGATTCGGCCTGGAATATAGCAGCTGGGCAATCGTGGGACTACTACGGCAATACAAAACTATATGACAGGATAATGATACAGCTGGGCAGCTGGGGCTGGATGCTGAAAACGATCGCGGGAGTATGGGGAATTGCCTGGTTGATGGGATGGCGGAATGGGTTTAAAACAGTGAGATAAATTAAATATTAAGGAAGTTATGTTAGCAATTTCAATAGTAGTTGAACAATCCATTATGGTGCCAGCCTGGCTTCTCTCTTTGATTGTCAGCCTTCTGATCTCAATAATTACAGCATGGGGAATAATATCGGGTGCAAAATCAAACCTTGAAGTCCGGGCAAAAAGGAATGAAGATGACATTCAGAGTTTACAGAAAGATAAAGTGAGTAGGTCAGAGTTTCATCTGATATGTGAAACTCTAAGCAGAATTGAAACGAAACTTGACGATCATATTAATGATGAATAATGATAACGATCGAGACCATAGGACAAGCATGGGTAATCTTTTGCATCTGCGTTCTGGTGTTTTGCGCGATCAAATATTTCTTTTTTCCAAATAATGACAATGACTGACCAGACATATACAGAGCTCTTTCGCAGATGCATCGAAGTTATTCTCCGGCATGAGGGCGGGTATGTCAATCATCCGTCGGATCCGGGAGGAGAAACCAACATGGGTATAGCCAAGAAGTTTTATCCTGAGCTCGACATCAAGAACCTCACACGGGACCAGGCAGTCGCCATTTACTTCCGGGACTACTGGACGCCGATGAACCTACAGGTGATTAGCAATGAGAATCTGGTCATGCAGATCTTCGACATGGGAGTGAACGCCGGGATCCGCAGGGCAATAGCAATCATTCAGCGCATAGTTGGAGTCACCTCCGACGGGATAATGGGACAAATAACCGCTTCCGTAATTAACACTCGCAAAGATAACCTTATTGAGCTTTACAAGCAGGAGCGCCGGAAATACTATCGTGCCCTGGCAAGGAGAAAGCCGGAGCTCGAGGTTTTTCTCCGGGGCTGGCTGAACAGGGTAGACGATTGTAAACTTCCACAGGTATGAAGATCCCATTGGACAAGATAAGGATAACCATCAGTGCCAGGACGCTGATGAAGATTTGGAGACTTTTAAAGAAATGGAGGAATGAAAAATGTGCTTAACCAGGAAAGAAGAACCCATGCAGAAGGTTCAACTGCGACTGTTAACCTTCGGTAAGAATCTCTACGGAAAGGGTTTGATACGTCCCAGGGGACAGGACCTGAGAGGCTGTGTCAACGACACTAAGTTCTTATCAGCAGACATGACCGCGCAGATGCCGGGTATCGACTGCCGCAGCTATATAAACTATGATGTAACTGCCGCTAATTACAAGGCCAGGGTCCGCGAAGCTAAAGCGCTCCTGGATCCCGGCGCTGCGATCGTGGTTATAATGGATTCCTGCTTTTCCGGCACGGGCACCAGACTTTATCCTACGAATCCGGGTAAAGTAAGAAACCGCTTTTTTGATCCGGGATTTCAGCATATCCCCGAGAGGGTAAGATCCCGCCCGGGTAGCTCCCCTGAAATGACCTGGGCCGCATTGAGTGCAGGAGGTGAAAATCAAACTGTCGCCGATGCTTACTTTAAAACCTACGAAGGCGCGCTTACACACTTTATAAGACAGACCTTCCGCCAGGGCATGACGCTCATTGATTGGTACGTTGAGATCCGGCGTTACCTCCCCAGCCTGAGCTTTGATCAGATCCCGCAGCTGGAAGGACCACACGACATACTAAACCGACGCATAGGCGACGGGCAATGGTTATTCATCCATAACTCCAGTCACGGATCCTGGACCGCAGACCTGGATGGTGATGAGCTGGACGGACGCGATGAGGGTATCTACTTCGACCGGTTGCTCCTGGATGACGAGATAAGAGAACTTTTAAGTGCTTAAATATTAACCAAAAAACAAAAGATGACAACACAACAATTTTTAAAAGGCCTTCTCATGGCTATTGTGGGAGTGGTGGTAGCTTTCTTCAGCACAACTCCTATCGATTTCCCTCTGCTGATAGTTACTGCAGTCTGCGCTATCCTGACATATGCAGGTAAGAATCTTATTCCCTGGCTTCACAGTGATTCGGAACCCGGGGCCCTGAGCTTCATAAATCTTGTTTCTTCTCTCCTGGTTACACTCGGATCCGGAATACTCAGTTATGCCGGGCAATTTCTTATTAACGGGGTAGTTGAATGGAGCATTCTATTAAAGGTAGTTTTATCAGTTACTTTCACATATCTCGGTGGTACCTGGTTTGCTCCTGCTCATAATGATGTATCAAACCGGCGACTGTTTGAGGGAAAGATACCCGGACCGTCTAAGGCGATAATTTTTCTGTTGCTTCTCTTACCTATGTCGGCTTCAGGACAGGATCTTTTCAGGGGAGTTTTAAAAATGTCACGGCAGAACCCGGCGATAATCAATATGGTCGATCATAATAAAGCCATAAGGGATCACCGCGAAGTTGGAGATTTTATAGACCACCAGTGGCTGATCCGTCCTGCTATGGGAATAAGTGGCTTTGAAACTCAGCTTAAGGTTGACCCTGTCACTGGAGAATTTCCAAAGAAAGCATTTGAGGAAGTTGCCCTGGGATTAGGTTTTCAGAAATATAAAGACATTGGAGGAACTCCGGTTAATACTATTGGAGGGAACCTTTTATTCTTCTTCCGATCGGCAAACATAAGCAAACTGCAACTTAAGACAGCAGCAACATTCCATTTTTGGAGTTTGGCTGATATAGGAGTAGGGCGCGACTGGAGTAATGAATACTGGTTTCTTCTTACAGGATTGTCTTATAGCTTCTAAACAACATGGCCCTCGACCCCACAGTTAAGCTGCTTAATACTATTCCGGAGCTGGTACTTACAGGTTCTCCGGTGCCTCTAAGATTTGAGGCATCGGAGAATCTTATTGAGACTGAAGGATCCGCCGCCGAAATTGTTCTTACCTGGACGGCGAACGCCAACGCCGGGGAGTACTTTGATCTTCTCCTGGCGGGCGAAACAGTGCGGTTCACCTGCGCGGCAGCGCCGGATAATTCAGGAGTCCAGTTTCATGATAATTCTTTAGGCGCAACCCTGATCAGCTGGGTTTCCCTGGTTGCCGCCGATCTTCGAAAAAACTACCTTATAGCAAAGCACTATACTGTTACCGTCGTTGGGGCCGGAATAACTATTACTGCAAACGAGCCCGGGTCTGCTTACTCGCAGGAATTTACTGCCGGCGCCGGGATTGATGTTACTCCTGATGAAACAGATAAGACCGGAGTGGATCGCGCACTGAGGGCGTTCTACGCAATAGCGGTCCTGCTTTACTGCAACGATGAATTTGTCACCGAATTAAATCTCAATGTCGATGCTGACGGGATTGCTGAAGCAGATATAAGCAAACTTCTTTCGGCTTATGTAAACAGTGAATTTTCTTTCCCGGAGAGTGATGCTGATTTCATCTTTGCCCGGACAGGTAACGTTAAGACCTGGTATTTTATCTATGGCGAGCGGTGGGGATCCGGTACATACACGGCGATGCAGCAGTCATCAGTTTACTTCGCTATGCTCGGAGGACTCTCCTGGATCCAGATGGCAAAATACAACGCCGACAGCTCGAGCTTCTGGGATAAGCTTAATTATAATAAGTATTTCCTATCCTGGGCCCCGCTTACCAGGTATATTTCGCCGACTGAACCGGTGAAGATCTATTACCTGAATTACAGCGGAGCAACTACTCTAAACGTTAAGGCAAAACTTTACACTGCCTCGACCGACTCGACAGTAGATGTTGATACTATTGCGTCCACTGATATGACAGTCTATGAGATTATTCTCTCTCCTGACAAGGTTGATTACACCGGGATCTCTGATGAGACACTGGTTATGATGGAGGTATGGGCTGAAAATGAATCTGGCGTGAGAGTGTCAGAGATCCGCTCTTATGTAATGGACTATGCACATTATGAGCATGAGAGATATTTCCTCTTCCTAAACTCACTCGGAGCATATGAGGTTATCAGATCTACAGGTATAATGAGCCGGGCAGATAACTATGAAAGAGAAACAGCCACGACCGGAATTGAATCTGACTACACAGCCAAGAACCGTGGAGAGGTTTCAGTATTGAACAGGGAGCAGCAGAGGTTTAATGTTGCCCTGGGCTGGCTCTCCCGCTATGGTGACGGCGAGGAGTTCCGCAACTGGCTCCGTGACTTCGCGGTATCGAAAGAAGTTTATATGATCTCGGGCAATACCATTAAGCCGATCAGGCTCACCGGTACCAGCTTTGACAGGGGAGAAGATCGCGATATGCTCCGGAAATTTGCATTCGAATTTGTCAATGCCTGGACTGATGATCACTTTACAAAGGAGATAACAGGCAACCTCTACGCGGAAGATTTCAGCAGCGACTTTGAAATAGCTCAATAATTATGGCAGCATACGAAACAATCGAAGCACTAAAGGACGAGATCAACGAAACGATCGTAGCCAATAATGCAGGGCTGATTACCGCTCAGGCCCTGCAGGAATTATTGCACGATATTGTTGACACTCTCGATGCCCTTGGGGGTAGCGGATCCGGAAGCTCTGGCGGAGGTACGGGCGATTCAAATGGATATGTCCAGACTATTAATCTCACCGGCGGGGAAGATCCTACAAGGATTACCACTACGCTCACGGCTGAACCCTCCTCTGTCATGATTCTGGATTCTGAGGGAATTATCATTACCCACCTTCTTGAGATAACGATGTCGCTGGTGGGAGGTGTATATGTCCTGGATATCTATTCAGTCGAGGACGTGACAAGCGGAAAACTTAAAATCATTTACTAAATATGGAAAAAATTCTACTGTTTATTTTGATCTGTCTTTCCACCATGCCGGCGATTCAGTGCCAGACCGGCAAGGGATGGAGCCGTAACCGTGCTAAATGGAATCAGCGCGACAGTGCTTATTTCCACAGTGATGTTAATGTGAATGGATCTCTCCGTGTGAAGGAGGATAGCCTTAAGCTTGGAGATTCAACACTCACGGAAACGGTCAATAACCGGATGGATACCCGCCTGGTTAATGCTCATAACCTCTCGGCTCTGACCTTTCTCAGAACAGAGGTGAATACCAGTGGTAATCCTATAGATCTCGAATACTTCAACTCACATAATACTGGCGGCAGTGGCGGAGGTAAGAGTATGGTCCAGTTCATTGTGGGTACTACTACCGGAGCTCCCGCAAACGGGGACACAACAATGACAATAGCTGCTCTGGCAAACATGCATATTGATCTTTTTAGGGGCACTACGGCAGACCTGCACAAGCAGCACCTTAACAGGACAGCAACAAACGGTAAAACGGGTTACCGGTTTGATGCGGAAACAGGACAGATAGTAGTGCGGCCGGCATGGGCAACAGGAGATCGGGTTGAGATTAATGCAGTATATGATGATAACGTCAGCTGGATAACCCTTGGCGGTACAGGAGCATCGGCTTATATGACAGAAACCTTTGAAGGCACGGGTTACGCAAATGCAATATGGAGCGAAACGATAGGAAGTGGATCTGTTGTTGATGAAGATGAAGCGGGAGTAACTCCTCCTTCCGGAGGTGGATCGCAAACTTTGCAAACAACCAAGGTATCGCCTAACTACAATGCTGCATCGGTAGCAACATTAGCTGCTAATCAGGTTGTTTCATATACAACATTCTATATTTATGTGAATGAACACGGCCTTGCTTCTACTGACTATGTTCAATTTGTGTCCTTTTGGCAAGATAGTTATTCAGCGGGTATTGCTGCGGTTAACCTATATATTGACAGCTACGACAGTGACAGGCTGAAATTTGTGTGCGAGGTTAATGAGGATGGAACGGGAACCAGGTCCGTTGCCTGGCCCGGATCAGGCTCGTCTGTTGCTCTCGATACATGGTACAAGTTTAATATCAAGTATGACATTACAAATGATGCTTATGAAGTTAAGGTAACTCCGGCGGGAGGGTCGGAAGTATCAATAATGACAGGAAGCCTTACTGCCACTCATCCGACAACAGGGCTCAGATTGATAAAACTTGGTAATACATCGGACAGTAAGACCTGGGATGTTTATTTTGACAACGTGGCAGTGGGCACAACGGCTTATCCTACATTCTGATATGAAGAAGATCGCTTTTATATTGTTCCTTCTTATTCCTCTGCTTGCCGGGGCTACTGATTATTATGTCAAGACGGCTGGCAATGATTCAAATACAGGCTTGTCAGATGCTCAGGCATGGAAAACTATCATAAAAGTAAACAGCGAATGGTCATCAGGTAAATTCATCCCTGGTGACAGAATATACTTCAATAGGGGAGATATATTTACGGGTACAATTACAGTTGCCTCTTCGGGTTCTCCTCTTTCGAGTATAACAATAGGAGCTTATGGTACGGGCATTCCTCCGCGTATTT